CAGCTAGTGCGGCCATAAGGTAGGTCAGAACTGTATCGGCGATTGCGCGGGTGTCTGCAACTACCGCCTTCTCCCTGAACTTGGTGCTGTCCGCTGGAACCCATACGTCGTGAGCGCGGTCTGCGTCACGCCAATGGTCGTAGCGGCGGCTAATGCGCTCGTAAGACATTTTGGTTAAGGCACGCACGTAGTCTACGAGCTTGATCTCTTGCTCGTCAGAGAGCATGTCAGAGACATCTTCGTAGTTCATCAGTGGCTGTGCCAGATTTGACAGATCAACTACTAGGTCGTTCTTGTCGAGCTTTACGTCTTTGTATCTCATTTAGAGTTCACCCCAAGACTTCATCCACTTATCCTCTTTTTTGGCGGCCTGTTGCCACCACTGGTCGCCGTCTTTCGGCGGTTGGAACTGATTGTTTAGCGACGAGCCGATGTCTAATGAGCCAGTGAACATGTCGCTAACAGCACCACCCATTCGTGATAGTACATCAAGACCCATAGACAATGCGTCCACTTGGTCATCATTTGTGCCGTTAGGGAACGCTTGACACTCAAGCATAAAGTCGTCGAGCCAATGGGCGGAACGTGGGAGGAATACTCTGCCCCCCTCTATGAGTGGGGTTACGGCGTTTAGGCGCGACACTTTGTCGGTGCTGACCTTGTATGGTATCACGGCGACGCCAGTCTGGTTGCGTAGCTCTTGGATCAGAGATTGGCCGCTGGCCTTGTCTTCTATGTATAGGCCGCGTAGACCGTGGCCGCGCCATCGGGCATTGACCTGTACGCAGACACGCTTCAGTTCGGGGAAGTCGTACTTGTTCCTGATAAGATCAAGAACGTGCATGTCTCCGTTTCGGTCAAGCCCCATGACTAGGAGTACGGAGTAGTCGGCCTGCTCCGTTTTCTTGAACGCGGTGTCAGCCGCTATAATTAGTTGTGTGCAGTCTGGCTTATCATCGTCCCATTGCCACCAGCTATCCTTGATGATGTTACCGCCCTGTATGAACGGAGACTGCTGGTATAGGGATGCGAACTCGCGGGGGTCTAGCCTTTCTCGCTTTTTGAGTTCGTCAAGTGGGAACCTCTCAGGCCAGAGAGCTTCCTCGCTTTCATCATAGTAGTGTCTTTTTGATGGGGCGACCTTACTGAGTTGGCCCTGCGGAATGAAGCGCGGGTCATCTTCTGGGAGTTCTGCCACAGATTTCTTGACATGTGTATCTACCTTACGAATGGCTGGGAAGTTAATATGATGCCATGCACCCTCTCGCCAATCGTCCGTGTCCATGAGACGGCCAGCCACGTCGTCAGGATGCCAGCGGGTAAGGATGACTATCTCTATGGCGGGTGTGCCGTCTGGCTCTGGTTGCTTACGAGTGGTCAGTGCGGATACGTAGTACGACCACGTTTTGTTGCGCTGTGTCGCGCTGTCAGCTTCTTCACGGGCTTTGATCGGGTCGTCTACTAGGAGGAGCGTCGCCGCACGACCCGTCGTAGAGCCGCCGATGCCAGTTGCGTAATATGTTCCGCCCATCGAAGTCCGCCAGTCGTCAACAGCACGGCTCTCCTCAGACAATACAAAGTCAGAAAACGCCTGGCTGACGATAGGCTCACGGGCATGGTCGCGTGTCTGCCGACCAAATGTCTTGGCGAGGTCTTGGTTGTACGAGGTGGCAAGGACATTTCGGTTTGGTTTCCGTGCGAGGTAGTAGACTGGGAAAAGTGTAGACGCAAGCCACGACTTACCATGTCGAGGTGGCATAGTAATAAGTAGTCGTCGAGGGCCGAGCGCCCCCCTCTCAAGCTGGTCAAGCGCATCTACAAGCTCCTCTTGGAATGGTGCTAACTCAAACTTCGGCGCTAACGCTTTCACGAACCCCCTGAAGCCCGTCTTCGCTTCCTGTATCTGTAGGAGCTTCTTCGCCGCCTCCGCTCTCGTTATCGCCATCCTCTACTTCTCCTTCGATTACCTCGCCCTGACGTGCGATTTCCATAAGCTCATCGACTGTCAGTTCATCGACGCTTTTGTTTTCTACCGTGTGCTGATTAAAGCTGTGGTGTAGGTCGGGCATGACTTTGTTAAGCATCATGCCAAACAGTCTTACCTGTTGGTTGTCCCATTTGCGGTTGCCTTCCAAGACTTCTCGCACTGCTGGTATGTTCTTACGCACTACGTCGAGAACGCTACGCCGCACTCTGTCAACTTGTTGCGGTGTTACTGCTGGAAGACCCATTCCCCTTGTTGGGTGCGGGTTTTTCTTAACTACGCTCATTACTTCCCCATGAACTGTTGAGATGTAACGATAACGCGACATGCGTAAGCAAATCGTCCCTGTCTGAGAAATAAGACAGCGTTTTCAAAATTTGGTGAAAAATATCGGAATGGTGGTGACTGGCATACAGGAAAGCCGTCGGCGGGGCGGCCTAGCCGCCCCCCACCCTAACAATCTGTCAGATAAGTGACAACTGGTCTAGGTAAGTCATTGTTTTTGTTATAGTTCTGTAGCCTTCTGAGGGCTATATCTGGTGTTTTATCCTACGGTGTTTAGGAAATGCTCTGACATATCAGCATTTAATCAGGGGGATAGAGGGTAATGGTAATCATTTCAGATACTTGGCCTCGTCGTCGAGACCCCCCAAAGGGGGTAGGGGGGAGTAAATGGTGTCGCCGTTGCCGCTGTGGCTCGGCGGAACAAATCAACCCTGCCTCAAGGAGATAACCTCATGGCTAAAATTACCGTAACCAAGACCTTCACTTCCAAGAACTACACCAACCCTGTTGCCGTCGGTGTCAAGGTTGGCCGTAAGTCCTACGACCTCAACCGCACTTCTGCCGACGACATCAAAGCGTTCTTCAACGGCAAGTTCGAGGTTGACATCCAAGACCTTCGGAACATCGCAACCTTTGTGCTTCGTCGTGCCAAGGACAACGAATACAAGCGGCTGAAATACACTTCCAAGGCTGTTTGTGATGCCTATGTCAGAGCCTCTGGCAAATGCCCTACTGCTCTCAAGGCTAACTACACCAAGAAAGCCAAAGCTAACCGTGACTGCTACGAGGCTATCGTTGCAATCGGTCAGGCTATGGTGGCCTAACATCACCAACCACTAGCGAGGATGGCTTCGGCTGTCCTCGTTTTTTTTTGTGCATTTTTTAGTTCATTTTCCACAACAACCAACGAAGGGAACATCAACATGAACGCACCAATGAGCAGAGATGAACGCTACGCCTCAACTTGGGGAACACCAATGGGGCAAGATTGCATCTCGCTCGACACCACTTTGTGCAAGTGGCTGGGTGAACGGATGATTTTCTTGTCCGAACACACCAACTCATACCACCCTGACTACACCTACGAAAGCTGGGTCGGTAACTTGGCACAACATGGCTATGCCTTGCTTGCATACCATGACCACTGGAACGACCACGACGACGACAAGCCTACGGTTGACTATCACCTCAAGGCTCAAGCCGCCATGCTGTTCGTTGCATCAAACCTCGGTCACTTCTGGGACTAACCACAAGGGGACGCTTCGGTGTCCCCTTCCCTGTCGTATGACGCTAGTAGTCATGCCTGATGAGTTACTGCGAAACAGGGCATAACAAGTCATTGGACATCAGCGAGCCTCTTGAACCACATGGTTGGGGAGAGGTCGTGACCCACGCTTATGACCCTTTCGCAATAACTCTTTCCTACACACACCAACCAACGGAGGGCTGTTATGCAACAGTTCACACATTACAAATCGTTCAGTTCATTCCTTGCCGATGTCGATAGAGACGAGGCAGTTCACGGCAACACCAGTGGCGTAGTAGTCGAGAAGATTACTCGTCGTGTCATTGGCAAGTGGCAAGCCCACAACGATGCCAGCGTCACCGTCAACTGGAAATCAATCAAGGAGGCAGTGTAATGCGGCACATCAGCAAGCCAATGACCAACACGCTGGTCGAAGTATCTCGTGCCACTCTTGCCTACTGGATTGAGAGGGCAGTCACTTGCTCACAGTTAATGGATGGCGAGAGCAAGCAGTTCTTGTTCAACCAAATGACCTGTGAGTTTGAGGCTATCTGCGAAAGCATTTCGTCTCGCAACATCCTCGCACCGATAGAGGTTGATGACCATCGTCGTCGCTTCTACGATACACAACTCAAGCAATCTGCTTGACATCTGTCACACATCTGCTACACACCTAACAGGAGGCTCAGATGGAACTACCAATAGACCAACTCTTGCTAATTGGCGATGCCATCTGGGGCATCACCGTAATCGTAGCCGACATCCTTATGGTCGGCTGGGGAGCATAACATGACACACATCAACCGCACAAAAATCATCATCCCTTTCAACTACGAACGACCACCACTAAGAGTTCGTGTTGCAAAGGCTCTTGGCTACATCTCAATCGGCATCATTGCCTACGCAGTCATTCTCTTGGCCGCCTTCGAGTTCATGGTTGGCTGTGGCACGACCACTTACAACGCCGATGGCACTTACTACACCAACGAGTGCCTGTTCATACCATACGAGCCAGTTGAGGGGAGATGGAAATGAAGATACCAAAGGTTTATCTCAAAGACCAACTCATCAACAATAGCACTCAAGTCTTGAATGACATTGAGACCAGCCTGCAAAAGCATCTTGGTCACTACTTCCAATGGGAATGGCGTTCAGTTGTGGGTGACAACCCATACGAGCCGCCAATGTGGTCGCTTCATATCTATGTAGAGAGGAAAGAAACCGATGAGTAACCATAACAAAATCAAATCCAGAACATTCGCTCGGCCTACTAAGGCGGTGACTGTCACGCTGACCGACAACTTTGAGGTCGGCGAGAATGTCTACGATGCCATGCTCTACCACATGGAGCAGTGTGTTAAGGATGGCGACCTCACTGGCTGGGACTTTTATGTCGTCGAAGAAAGTGGATTTGGTTGGGAAGGTGAAACCCCATTGCCCATAGACGGAGTGCTGACATGAATGACACCACGCAAATCAAACGCTATGCCGTTGAGGTATGCGTCCTCATCTTCCTTGCATGGGCTATGTGTCCATGCAACGGGTAAGAACATTCCGATATGTAGTCTATGACCAAGTGCATGACTACGTTCGCAATGGGTGGGTGGTATCTGCGACATTCCCACCAAGCGTTCATCACTCGCAGTATTCACTAATCATGGAGAAACGGATGGCAGTTACAAAAGACAGCCCCCTATATGGTATGGCCTGTAATCTGAATGACATCGAATACAGGCTGACCAACGAGTTCAGTTGCCAACCCCATACAGTTGGCGGTGAATTGATAGCATCAGTCATCGGACTACGAGAGCAAGTAGATGAGATAAACAACGCTCTCACTGATGTCATGCCTCACCTTGCGGATATTATTGATTCATACCACGCAGACGAACAGCGTGACTACGAAGAAGAAACAGAAACCAACGGAGAAAAGCCCACCAGTCATATCTTTCTGTCCATTGATAAGATGGCTGACTTCTTTCATTGGATAGAGGATTTGTCAGATGTATAGCGTCTGGCTCATCGACAGAAATCATCAACCCCATCATGCCTGTGATGTCGATGGCGACAGCGTAGGCTACGAAGAGGTTGAGCAACTCGCCGCTTCACTCGTAACCGAATTGAACGGCGCACTCGCCCCCAACCTGACCAGTTGGATAGTCATTAACAACCAACTCACCACGATAGATGAGGCTATCAGTGGCTAACACACACCAACCATTACGAAGGGAAACCGTATGCTTACGAAAGCAAAAATCTTGGACTTCATTGTCCAATACAGGCGGCTGGATGGTAACACATCTCGCAACCTACTACGAAAGTTCGTTGCCGATAACTGGGACAGCCTAGTCGAGAACACGAACGCAAGACGCTCACTGACAGTTGCCTCTGGCATTAAGTTACGCAAGTGGATCGACAGTGTTGACCGCTGTGTCTTGCTGTCCCTCATTCACGCCGCACTCACTGACTACATGAAGTCTAAGGACAGCGGACAGTTTGTCCACGACAGACGAGATGAGTGGTTCGACTTGTGTCTTGAGGCACTGAAAGACGAAACCAAATGCCACTTCAAACGACGAGGCAGTGGCAAATCTTATGGGTTCAACAAAGTGTTACATGACGACGACGCTGACCTCATCCGCACCATAGACAACGGCCTTGTCAATTTCGCCTACAACGAACCCTTGACCTTCAAGGACAAGACCAACCACACACCAACCAACACAGGAGAAAGACCCGTGAGTGAAGTTCTATACGCTAACACTTGCATCGCAATACTTAACCAAGAGCTAGTCGATCAGGGCTTGGCGCAACTTACCGACGCACCACAATTCCCCGACCCAGATGCTGTCAAAAGCATAATGACCCAGATGAACGCAGTCGGCATGGCTTCGAGGAGTGACCCTGACAGGTTCATTGAGGCTGTGTCTGCATCGGTGCAACTGATGTCGCTCGGCAATGACTGGCAAACCATAGACCATCTGCTGTCGGATGCCACCAACCCTGACAACTTTGACACTGTGGCAATCAAACAGATGTTCAAAGAAGACGAGCATATACAGGCAGAGGCAGACGCCCAGCAAGAGACACGGCCAAAGCCTTCGTGGTCTATTGATCCGACACTCAAGCCAGCCATTGATGCACTACTCAAGCAGAACAACAACCTAACCTTCGACCAGATGGTTGACCAGTTCAATGAGCAAGTATCCAAAGTCATGGACTTGACCAACCAAGTCAACAGGCTGTCCAAGTCTGCAAGCAATGTCCCTGCCATGCCAACCGCTGGCGTTGACGATGACCTTACCTACGAGGTCGTCATGCAGAACGCTGGCAAGGTGTTCGGACGCAAGGTCAAAGCACTTGCCTTCGACATACCTACGCTAGTGTGGCGCAACGCTAACGGCGACGAGGTGCGGCATCCCCTGTGTCCTGATGTCGATGACAACTACGAGTTCAGACCTGACCACCTAATCAAGTTCCTGTCTGGTCACTTGTTCGGTCAGAACCTCTGGCTTCATGGCCACACTGGCACAGGTAAGACTACGTTAGCCGAGCAAGTCGCGGCTCGCATTGGCTTCCCTGTTCACCGTCTCAACCTCGACAGTAACATCGAACGTAGTGACATGGTTGGCTCGAAAGAGTTGACAGTCGAGAACGGTGTGCCTGTCACGACGTATGTCGAGGGTATCCTACCACGAGCCATGCAACAGCCATCGTTCCTGATACTCGACGAGATGGACGCTGGCCAAGCTGATGTGTTGTTCACCATCCAACGTGCGCTAGAGAAGAAAGGTCTTGTGCTTACAGAGGACGGTGGCCGAGTGGTTCAGTCTCACGCACTGTTCCGATTCATCGCAACGGCCAACTCTCGTGGTCAGGGTGACGAGTATGGCTGGTATCAAGGCGTCCGCCCCATGAACGTCGCTACGCTTGACCGCTTCGGTGTGTTCATTGAGGTTGACTACTTAGACAAGACCACCGAGCAGAAGCTACTCACCAACAAGTATCCGACACTCAAGAAGTCTGACGCCGAAGAGATGTCACAGTTCGCAGTCGAGGTTCGGCAAGCGTTCAAGACTGGCGAGTTGTCCACCACCATATCACCTCGCGGCATGGATAGTCTGGTCATGTATTTCCTACACATGTCTGACCTCATGCCTGACCGCAAGACAGCACTCAAGAAAGCACTTGAGGTTGTCATCACTGATCGTGCGCCAGCAGATAGCACTCGCACTGTTATCGAAATGGCTGACCGCGTGTTTTCATAAGGGAGATAAGCTATGAGAAAATCACAACGCAAAATCACATACATCCCTGACAGTGGCGAGTTAGATACCGCTTACTGTTCGGGTCGTGACTTGATGGATGCAACCAAAGCTGTTGTGTCTACGTTGTCACGCAATGCCAAAGCTACTGTCACCTTTGCTGGCGACGGTGCTTACACTGATGGCCAACATGTAGTGCTTCCTGCACTACCAGACAACGCCACTATCACCAAGCGTCAGGGTCTTGTGACTGGCGGCTATGCCAACCACGAGATGTTGCACAATGTCCTCACCGAGTTCAATGGTGAGACCGAGGAGATGTGTCGTCGCTGGCACAGTGATGGCCGAGAACTTACGTCTGCACTGGCTAACGCTATGGAAGATGTGCGTATCGAGATGGGTGGCCGTGACCTATACAACGGCCTGCCCAAAGCCATTGACCATACCAGTCACGAGGTCAACCAACAGTTCTTGGACAACTACGCTAGTGGTGACATCCCTGCCGATGCTGTGTCTGACTTCGGCCAGATCGGTGCTGTTGCCATCACATGGGAAGGTCGTCGTCGGCTAGGTTATCCATCCGACACCATGCAGAAATGCCTAGACCTATTGTCCCCCGATGTTCGTCGCAAGGTTAACACCATTGTTGATGCTGTTCAGCACCTTGAGACTGGCGTTCGTGGTATGGGCGACATTGATACTGAGGCCGCGTATCGTGGTTGCAGAGAGTTACACAAACTTGCAGAGAGGATTGCAGATGACTACCAATCTCAACGTCGTAGAGGCGGCAACGGAAATGAAACCAACATCGACCTCGGCACTGCCACAAATAATGAGCAAGCTGCTGGAGGAACAGGGCGCACCGCAGATGGCCAAGACAATGGCGATGCTCAACGAGAGGGAGATAAAGGAACTGCTGGAGGTTCTTCAAATGCAGATCCAACAAGCCTTACTGGAACTGGCGATCAAGGTTCTGGCAAGGGACAATCAGATAACCGCTCTCAAGAAACAGATAGCGGAACTGAACAAGATGTAAGTAGTGGCGACCTTCGCTCTGGCGATGATAAGCCAAACACTTATGCACAATCTGATGGCTCTGTCGATACGTCGTGGGAACGTGACAACTGCAAGGGTGTCATCACTGGCGAGTTGGTCAAGGCTCTCGACAAAGTAGTCGAGGATATACACAGCCAACGTATTGAGGGCGGCAAGCATACTGTCCTTACTCGTGACGCTGACTACTGGCAAGTCTCAAAGAAAGACAAGACCAAGTTTAACGACGGTCTCAAAATCAAGCGTTCTAGTAACTTGCAAGACGGTGACATAGAGTATGCCAATCGTCTCAAGCAGATGGGTAACAAGCTAGGCACGATGCGTCGCAAGTTGGAGCGAGCGTTGGTGTCACAGAAACGTAGTCGCTACGCACCACGCAAGCGTCACGGTAGGCTGGACACAAACAAGCTGACCAACATCATCAGGTTTGACCCCCTCGTCTTCCGTCACAAAGTCGTCGATGACTTCATCAATACCGCTGTCTCTATCTGTGTTGACCTGTCTGGATCAATGCGTGGCAACGAGATCAGTCTTGCCACTGATTGCTCTATCGCTATTGCCGAGGCGTTGCAAGGCACTGGTGTTGAGTTGGAGATCACTGGCCACAATACGGCTGGCGCTAGTGTCATGTATCGTAGTGACCTTGGTCGTAAGTATCACCGCAATTGTGCCATTCGCATGACCATGTTCAAGTCGTTCGATACACCACTGCAACGTGCCAGAGGCACACTTGGCCAAATGCCATACGCTGTCGGTGCGGCCAACGCTGACGGTGATGCGTGGATGTATGCGGCTGACCGACTGCTTCAACGCCCAGAGCAACGCAAGATATTCATTGCCATGTCTGACGGTAGGCCAGCCTATCGTAACGACTACGGTGATGCGAGTAGCTACAAGCATACTCGTGATGTCGTCGAGTGGATGACGCTCAACGGCATTGACGTTGTGGGTATTGGCATCGGTGATGATTGCGTCAAGCAGTTCTTCCCACGTTACGTTGTCGTGCAACGGCTTGATGATCTGAGCAAGCACGTCATGGATCAGCTTGGCAAGATGTTGCTGGGTGAACGCTTCGTTGTTGATAACTCAGACCTCATCGCAACAGGACGCCGTGATGCCCAGACAGCCCGCTAAACTCAAGGGACTACGTATCCCTGCTGAGTGGTTCGGTCTTATCCCTGGCCGCCCACTCAGCTTTTGGAAACGTGTTCGTCGTCGTGTCAAAGACGCGAATGTTCGACTGCGTGATTACAACAAGGTCAAGGCAATCGCTTTGGCTGAACCCTACCCTATCAAGAAGGAACTGGATTATGACAAACCATTCTAATGACATCGCTAAGACAATCGCTGACGCAGAGTTAGCCAAGTATGGCATCGGTGAGAAGCCGAAGCCCCAACCCAAGCCAGTGTTCAAGACTGTGCGGACTAAGCGCCCCACTACGCAGACGGAGTTGTTTAATATGCCAGACATCCCCGACTTCCTGAAGCGCAAGACAGTCAAGTCCAACCACGAAGACCCAACCGAGACCATGAAGATTAAGCTGGGTGTTCGTGCCGCAGAGTTAGAGCGCATGATCAAAGACGATGCGTTCAAGATGCAACATGGCAAGGCTGATGCCGAGATAGGCAGACAGCAGTGGGATGAGTTCACGCAGACCATCGCCAAGTACGTCGGTCAAGCAATGGATGCTCGTGGTCTCGCATGGAAGTCAGGCCACGAGTGGTCGCTGGAACGTGGTGCTTTGGTTGACCACATCGCTACGTTCATCAAAGACAATGGCGTGTTTCGTGATGCGTCAGGTCGCAACTACATCATCACAGTGAAATGAAAGGAGAATAAGTATGCCTAAGTTCTTGGTAAAAATACATGCAGACATCGAAGTCGAAGCAGAGAATAAGGATGACGCAGAGGTCACTGCCGCAGAAATGTTTGACTTTGGAAGCGTAGATTTTGAGACAGAGGAGGTAAGAGAAGATGCCTAGATACAGAGTAGCTATTTGTTTTGAAGAGGCTGTCGTCATTGAGGTCGATGCCGACAGCGAGGATCATGCAGAGGAGTTGGCTCACGAAATAGCAGAGCAACATGCTGGTTCTGAATACCCACCAGAATACAATGCCGACACAGTTCATCGGGATTATTTCTCACAGGATGCAAAGGAGATTACCAATGACTGATCTGAGAGAAGTTATCGTTCGTGTTTACGTTAGCGCAGAGAGCGCAGAGACACAAAGCGAAGCATTGGATTTTGTTGAAGATGAGTTGAGTTGGCTATGCACATTAGACAACCCGCTTTTGGCTTTCACAATCGAAGAGGAAAAAGACAATGGATAAATTAACCATGATCGAGAAGGTCGTAGCCACTATGGATGCGAAGGAAGTTCGGACACTGATCGTAGTGTGTAACGATAGGCTTGGCGAGTTGGGTGAGCCTGTGCATCAGAACGCACCGAAGCCACACACCACGCCAAAGATTAGGGTTCGTCGTCCATACTACTGCAAGGAGATACCTGACCCCTGCGTCGACAGTATGAAGACGTTTAAGCAAGTGAATACAAACTGGGTTAACGACATCGTTAAGTTCGGCAAGCCATGTCTGTTGACGACGAAGGGTGCTGACCAGAAGCCGTGCTACATGATCGTCGTTCATTCGCCAGGGGATAACCTTGAGTTGCCGAATGGTTGCATCATCAACGACGTTAAGACTGGTGGTGTTTTCAGTAGCGTGTTCGATGCTGTCGCCAATAACACTTTGATGGCGGCATGAAAAGAAAAAGGGGTAGAGGAACCACCCTCTACCCCAACACACACCAACGCACAAAAGAGAAGTTGCACGTCGATAACGATAATATAATGCAACTAACGTGCCACAACAATATACCTTGAAGACATCTGCAATGTGTCTTACATTTAATACACACACCAAACGCGAGGAGCTTATTATGGAAGTGACAAAAGAATTGGAATACGAAGATCAAATAAGATTGCTGACGCAAAGAGTTGATATGCTGGAAAACCTTTGCAAGTTATTGTCAAATAGATTGATTAGAGAGCCAGATCAAAGCCAACAGGGGATACCACCACCACCGAAAACTTGTTGCCCGACTAATGATCTAGTGAAATACACACCAAAACAACATGCGACAATGCAAATGCTGGCGCTAGGCAAAAGCAATAAAGATATTGCACTTGTGCTTGAGGTGACAGAAAGCACTGCAAAGGTTCATGTACGTAGCGTGATGCAGAAGAAGAAATGTTCTAACCGACAAGAGGTTATGGCTGAGTATAAAATCACTATGTCTCAGTGTTCGGCAGAAGACTACCTAATTTATTCTGGTATCCCTAAAGACTGGGCGATACACCCTGAGAACTACCCCACACACACCACCAAACTGAGAGAGAGCTACCATGATAAAACTGGAAAAACGTCGTGATGTCTGGCATATCGCTGGAACCCTAGCTGGGAAACGGGTGCGTCAAAGCACCCGTATTCCTACATCCCACCCCGATGGAAGACGTATGGCAGAGCAAATGCGCTTGGACATTGAACGTAACATCCTGACGAGGAACTTCAATCAGCCGACGAACAAGACTGTCGGTGATGCCATTGATGATTACCGTAAATGGAAACAGATAGAAGGTCGTCTGTCTCTGGACATGGATAGGAAGATTGATAAGCTGTCTGACTACTGGAGCAAGGTGCTGTTGACTGACATCACCACTCACAAGATACAGTCGTTCGTCTTCGACACCATGATGGGCTTACAGCCTAACAGTGTAAAGCGTTACCTCAACCAACTACGAGCCATCCTAAAGTATGCGGAAGAAAGCTACGGCTGGAAGTGTTGCAAGATACCCATGCCACAAGTTGATGATGCCAGAGATGTGCATCTGGATGAGGAAGAGGTTATCGCTGTGCTTGAGTTCTTCAAGACGAAAGAGCCTAAGTATTATCCCCACTTCGTCTTGTTGTTTGATACTGGCGCACGGCTTGGCGAGATGCTGAAGCTGGAACGCTCGTCGTTTGTCGGCGGCGTCGTCAAGATCAGACGAGTTAACAAGATGAAGCAGAAGACATTGACGAGAGATGTTCCGATGACTGACGACGTTAAGGATATGGTTGTCAATCACTGGCCAAGCAGAGGGTTGGACATCTGGAATGACAATCGGAGTGCATCAGCCACGCTTAACAAAGCACTGAAGAGAGCCTGTGCATATTGCACAATCAAGCCCATAAGGGTGCATGATGCACGACACACCTTTGCTTACCTAACGGCAAAAGCTGGGGCAGATTTAGGTGACTTGCAATATCTTTTGGGACACGCTGACATATCCATGACCATGCGGTACAGAGGTTATGTGCAAAGCAGGGCAAGGGATTTCGTGCTGTCATCCAGACGCCAACTCGCACATGCCTGACACGTTTCTGACACACGGCAACTTTGATTTTTATTCTAAGTTGTTGTATTTGTTTTGTATTCGTAGTCATTTACTGTGTCCGTCCCGGGGAGCCACAACACATCTAAACCCATCCTTCGTGGTGGGTTTTTGTTTTTTTACAACGAGTTACAAGACCTATCGTTGTGTCCCCTTTGACATCTCTGACACGTTATTGTCACGTTTCTGGCAAGCAAAAATGCTTGATAGATATGATAAGATATATATATGTTGATATACACACACCAACCTATAAAAAGGAACTTGATATGGTTACTCACAAAAAACACGTTTTCATTGACGGTGACGCTATTACTGCAATCCAGTCTCGCCTTGAGAGGGGTGAGCATAAGTCTTCGATAGCACAGTCGTTTGGTATCTCGACTTCGACAGTCACGAACTTCGATCCGAACTCTAAAAATTATCGCCCAGACCTTGTGCGTATTCGTAAAAATTCTTCTGCTAAATTTGTTAAGAATGGCTCTACAGTGAGCGACAACACTGGGAAGACCGCTGTTGTGGTGAACGACAACACTGGGAAGATCAGCGACAAGGCGAAGGAATACATCGACGCTTGTTGTATTGTGTTTGATAAGTCGCGTCGTCAGATCATGGACGAAATGGTCAAGGCTTGTAAAGCGCTTGGCGCTTGTAACGTCCATGACGGTAAATAATCCAAAGGGCGGTAGGCCGCAACGGACAGGCTTGTCCGTTGGGGCTGACACCCTCAGAATAAATCCCATTCTCAAGCAGACCTTTGCGCTTATCGACGAAGGCGGTTTCAATCTACATGATCTGGAACTGGCATCTGGTCTTGGCTATGCCACAATCAAACGGTGGATGGACAAGAACGGTGCGCGGTTGGATAGCGTACAGGCTGTGCTTGAGGTGATGGGATACAGGCTGGAGATAGTGAAACATGAACATATTTCACCTGTCGATGTGTCCCAAAAAGTCGGCAAAATATCTGTGCGATAAGCACGTCTCTAAGATGTTTACCGAGACAGGCCAGATGCTGTCTTACGCACACTTTATACATGGTAGCTGGATGGATGGTATGTGTGCGCCTTACAGTAAGGCTGGCAAACTGTTGAGCCATGTCAAACACCCCATGACTAAGTGGGTTGCAGAGACGGAAGCCAACTACCGTTGGACATACCAGCTTGCTTGTGGATTGATGAATGAGCATTGGCTACGGTTTCATACCACGCACAACACTATGTATCGGATGCACTGCTTCGTTGATTCACCACCAAACATACCAAAGGGCGGCCTCACTAGGCCGCCTTTGTGTATGCCTGATGCTTACCACTCAGACAACCATGTAGCATCTTATCGTGCGTATTATTGCCATGAGAAATCTCACTTTGCTAAGTGGGTTCACTGTACCCCTGTGCCGTTTTGGTACGAGGTTATGCAGTCTCTTCAATAGGTGCGCCTAACACCTCAAATGAACTTGAAGATAGCGTGTCGCCCAGCATGGCGGCACTGATGTAGCTTAGATAAACTCTTGTCTCTTTGTCGAAATGGATGGCGATGCCGTGAGGCATCATCTCTATGATGGGTGACACGATCTTTGCGGCGTCGCCATTAGGCGATAAAATCCCTATCGTCGGCTTCATCGCTAGGCGCATGTCCGTCTCTACGTCGGCTACTCCGTCCATCGCTTCGTCCAGCAACTCTTGTGCAAAGGTCAATGAATAACTCAACAGGCAATCTCCCGCGCATGAAGTTGATGGATGTGCAGATTAACTGCACGTTGTCCTTACAGTATGCACCGTCAGGGTCAATGCGGTCTATGCTTATGTTCTGGCTCAACCACTTATCGTCGGTGGCTGGCTGTCCGTAGTACAAGACTAGGCCAGTCATAGCGCAGACACCGCCTTGTTCCCGATAAAGCTGAACGCAATCGGCTAGGGTCAAGTCGAACTGTACGCCTTGCTTACGACGTGCGCTCTTCAGTTGGGAAACCTTACGTGCTAAGTAGCCTTGCAAAGAACGCTGTGAGTTGTGCCTGTGTTGTACACGACACACTTTGCACTGGGTTTCTCTTTTTCGTTTACCGCTCCTGCTGTCGTTCCAGTACCAGTATTCGTCTGAGTTTTTTGTTTTTCCGCAGGAGCGGCAGACATGCCGCTCCATTGGATAAGGTGTTAGCCCCGACGGATACCGCGACCACGAGCCGTTTTATTGGCCATGTTGCGGATGCCAGTTGCAGAGCCAGATGCCGCAGAGGTTGTGCGGCCAGCACGCTTGGCTGTCTTGTTCATTTTATCTGCGGTCTTCTTCTTTGCCGCAGTTGTACGACGATCATAAGCCATTAGAGATCTCCTTTGTTAGCTTGCGATGCTTTCCAAATTGTGTATGAAGAACAGGGCGTAGTCGTCCGCAACGTGTCCATCATACGTTTCAAACAGGTCAGACCTGTCACCGTCAGGGTGATGGCCTTCTACCCATACCCCGTGTCCCGACGAGTTGAGTTCTTCTATGTAGTCTAAGAACTCTCCGACACTCATCTCGTCGAAATCTGTCCAAGCCATTACCGTTATCTCATCTCGGTCTGGGTCTTGGCAGATGTCAGTTACACGCCTGACATCTGATGTTATTATTACGTCGGCCTGCCGCTGTAATGTGTCGGCAAGCCAAGCGTTAATCTCTTCCTTCGCTAGAGCTTCCGTGTTTTTTTCCATCAGCACTTCCACCGACGACGAGCCGCGCAGATGCGCTTCTCTGGTGTCTTTGAACAGTTGATTTTGTGCATCTTCATCTGTCCCTTCGAGCGTGAGCAGTAAGAGCTACGTCGTTTACCGCCCCCAGGTTGTGGAGCCTTGAGCTTCGTCTTGCAGGCTCGGTTGTACTTGGCACGACCTTTTGCTGTGAGACCAGCACCCTTACTTGCTGGGAGCTTTTCGCCTCGGCCAACAGATAGAGAAACGCTACACCTCTTCTTCGCCATTGTTGTTCACCACCACTAGCTTTAGTTTTTTTCTACGCTCTGATAGTGACACAACCTTCTCTTCATCGTCGTCCATGTCGGGTGTGAACTCGATGACAACTTCCATCGGCTCTTCTGTTTCGATACCCATTTCCCACAGGAATGTTTTGTATAGTGGAAGCCAGTCGCCAAGACGCATGACCACTAGGCTTTCGCTGGTGTCCATTCGGTTCTTGCGGGATATGACAACTGGTATGTCGGGGGAACGAGACTTCTCTATGCCACGCTCGGCCTGTTCCATTGCGGCATAGGGGCTGAACTTCTCTGTGCGCTTCGCTTCTACCCATACAAAAGGTGTGCCGTTTAGGTCTGGTAGTCCACCGCCAAATGGGTTGCTTCCCCCACCTGACAGCGGCGCTCGCTGAACCCTTTGTTCGTCGCCGAACAGCCAGTGGTTCAACCACTTGGCAAGCTCGCGTTCGTACCCGTCGCCTTTTCTCTTTGATCTAGTCATCTCTTCACACCTTTCCCGAATATGAACTTTGGCCTGCCGCCTTTGGGTGACGACGAGGCAGAGAACTCGTAGCTCTCTTTGCGTTCTGACATAGGAGTTGTGTCGGCTACGTCGGAAAAGATGTAGTCGTCGGACAACCCCAGATTTTCATTGATTGCTGTGCATCTGTCACAGATGTACTGCCACTTGGGCAGGGTGACAGACTTCTTGCACTTGAGGCACTTGCGTTCCCAAGTAGTCTGTTGTGATTTGTGAGACGGGGCGATTGCGTATTTCGCTCCGTCAAATTCAGCAAGCCCCTCTCGGACGAGTATTCGTTTCAGTGTGTCGGTGCAGACTTCCATGTAGGCGGCCATCTGCTTATATGTGTATCCATCATCCAGCATTTCAGAGAGTGCTTGCCTATCTCTTTTCGAGATCGGCTTCTTGTGCATACTCACCTCTGCTGTTTTGTAGGAGCGCACCCGTCAGGGGTGCGCGATGTTTCCATACATTTTCTCTCTTGACCCAGATTCCTCCCAATCAGTATAATCCTCGACAGAGGTCAATGACAGTCATAGAGCCAAGCCCTAGACGGGCTTGTCTCTTTACTGAACTGTTCTGAACTATACTGTACTTGACCTCAACCATTGCTCTACCTCATATCGTGGGATAGACAATGAACGACTTACATCCTCAACCCCCATCGACTTGTGAATGTGTAACCATACAGCCTGTTGCTTCGGGCTGGGGGTATGCACAACATATTCGCTTCCGTCCGCCAGCCGTTCCGCCCAACCTATGTAGTAGGTGCGGTGCAACTCTGTCTGAGTACGAACTTTCCCAAAGGAAATTTGTTGAACCATCTTGAGGCGGCTGTCTGCTTCTAGCTGTGCCTCAAGGTAACTCGTAGCTGTATATTCTGTGCCATCGAATGACCGCACAGTTACATCTGCGTCGTGTAACCCAGCCTTTGCTCTTGATACGTTCTTGTCACGGAACACCTGTGTCACCATGACCTGTGTATCAATGTCGGTAAGCTGTGCAGTTGATCCAGCCTCACGACCAAGACCACCCTCACCTGGTTTGTTGCGGTGGTGAACCAAGACTACGCTAGACTTGTACTTAGTACGTACAGATTTGGCGACGTGGTTTACCTTGAACCATTCGGCGGCGTTTGCTTCTTCCAATCCACCGAAGGCGTTGCGAACTGTGTCAATGACTACGATGTCTGGCTTGATCACATCCAACCAGTCACCAAGTAGTCTGAACCCCTGCTCCGTACCTAAGTTCATCTCACCACCATCGTCTGCTGATATAAGTGATGGCGACCACATGTTAAAGTTCTCACCGCAATCCCCAAACATGTTAAGAAAATTGCGAAATCTGTACAGAACAGTGCGGCTTGGGTTGTCGTAGTCTAAATACAAAACCTTCGCAGGCTTTGAACCAAAAGGCCCAAAGCTCTCGTTGCCAGAAGCCATGCTAACCAACATACCCTGCAAGAAGAACGACTTGCCGTGGCCGTTGTAGCCAACAACCTGTGTGATTGTTTCTGATGGGATAACTGGGTCTGACCAGTAGCTAGTTTCGCCAAGTGTTTCAATCAACCTGTCGATGTCACTGCCACGAATAGGAACAAGACGACCTAGCTTGGGAGCTTCCTTCGCCGTGACTATGCGATTACCATCAGCATCGTAGTCATCAGGGTACGAGCGACGATCCATATCAATGACACTGCGTATCTTCTGTGTCAGCCAAGCCTCTGTCTGGTCTGTTGTGTACCCAGTGTCGTCGAAGAACTCGTCGTGGAACTTACGAACAGCAGTGTAAAGTGTTCCGTTAACGATGCCTTGACGTACCTTCTGCCCAATATAACGAACCATCCATACGTCAGTGCCATCACCTTCGCGTAACTTGTGGCCTAAGTGTGCTACACGACGCTTCACTTGGTCATACACTGGCAGTGTATCTTCTACCTGTGTGATTTTTACATTGGCTAAACTGAGATTGCCGAAAGCGAACTCTCCAACTTGCGGCGCTTGAACCGTGTCAGGTGCGCCCTTCCACACAAAGTCTTCCATGTCGTCGAGACTTAGGCCGTATCCTACTTCCATGTGGTATATGTGCTGGACAGAGTTGTCCTTCATCTTGATTGATGGTGGCATTACAACGTACCCACCATCACCACGAAGGTCTAAGCCCTCGACTTCTGGCCAGTTGCGTGTGACGCCGCCGACGTTGTTGGCAAACCGTTGTCCATGCTGTGGGTGGGCAAAGTAAAAGTGTTTGCCGCGAGCGGTATGAACCACAAACGGTGATGTCAGGCTATGTTTCTCTGCGTACTCAACAGATTGTTGGTTGTCGCAATCAAGAACAATGACGCCGCTTATCGCACCTGTCACCAGAGCGATGTTAAAATTTGGAACCACGTTTCCACTGTCTGTACGAACACCATTATCGAACCAGTCATCCACCTCTTCTATGGTGGTTGATTGCGTCTGGTATTTCTTCCAGCCAATCAGTGGCTTCTTGCTCTGAAGAGAGAGGGGGATGATTGTCCACCCTCTCTCAACGGCTTCTACTGCCGCATTATGTAGCGCCTCACGCCACTTCTTCATCTCTTCGTTCATGTGAGTTCTCTTCTAAGTATCTGTGTAAGTTGATGGTTGGGTTTGCATAAACTATTCTGGCTAGTAGATCGGTGGTGATACTGTTGGTCTTGACCCATCTATAAGGTTGCGTCCTACTCTTCCCTGTGGCCTTTGCCACTTCGGTAACACCCCCGCAGTCCTCGACTAGCCGACGGACGTTGAACGTGTACATTGCTATCTCCTTTTCATATACATCTGAATACAATCATAATACATCTAGGCACAACAGTTGTCTTAGTTTTCATACATTTTCTCACATATAAGACAGTTGTGTTTAGATATGTATTTGGTATTGTAACAAGGTGGCTAGGGGGTTTTATTTCGGTTTCCTCCCTTCCCTCCTAGCCACAACTACCAACACTGATACGGAGAAAATTGTATGGAAACATGGGAAGATTATGAGCGGCAGACCGAGGCTGAAGGTCTAGCTAAACTGGCCGAGGAATACGGTCAGATCGCCGCCGAGATAGAACGCCTATCTGAAAAAGCAGAAACCCTAAAGATGAAGATTGAGGCTGAGTTTCCAGCAGATGCTGGCGAGTTTGATAAGCAAGCTGGCTCTTACATGGTCACACTCAATCGACAAGAGAGATGGACTTGGGATAAGGAAGTTCTTGAGACCATCTTCGCATCATCGACCACCCTTCCAGAGTTCGTGCGCCGCACCTACTCAATCGACAAGCGCAAGTTCAAGTCACTGGACGACGAGCAACAGCGAGAGCTTTTGCCAGCGCTTACTCGTAAGGGTGGGCCAGTAAAAATCACAGTAAAGTCAGGGGGTCTTGGGTAATGTTCCAACCACTAAACACTTCTGATCATACGACATCGTATAGAAAGACGTTGCTGTATGGTCATCATGGCTGGGGCAAGACAACCCAGTTCATCCATTACCAAAAACATTTTGGTAATGGGTTTATCTTGTCAGGCGAGAGCGGACTTAGCTCAATTCGTGACGCTGGTATTGACTACTTGCCGTTCACATCATGGGGCAACCCGTCCGAGCCTGACAAAAATCAGTACAGCTTTGTCGATATATTCAAGTGGATGCGTACCGATGATTTCAAAGGTCGTGAATACAAGTGGATAGGCATCGACAGCCTGACTGAACTCAGCGACATGAGCATGGCTCATGCGACTAAGGTCGCAGAAGCGGACGCACAGAAAGCTGGCAAGCAAGTTAATGGCTTCCAGATTTTTTCCGACCACGCAAAGAACCTGATCGGTGCGTGTAAGGCTATGCGTGATATGCCATGCCACTTCCTCGTTACCGCTCTGGCTAAAGAGGGACAGGATGACAGTGGCAATGTTGAATACTGGCCAATGGTGGCTGGCAAGCAAGCACAGCAACAGCTTCCAGGTATTTTCGACAACGTATTCTGTGGGGTACGTCACACATCTGACGCTCACTCCGCAGGCGAAGGGAAGGTTCTTCGGTACGTCGTCACAGAAGAATACAACGGCTGGAAAGGCAAGGTCAGGGACGAAAAGCGAAGACTGAGAGCAGTCGAGCAAACTGGAAACATCGTCAATCTGTTTAAGAAGATGGATATGGATGATGAGGAATTTGAAAAAAGGAGCGAAGCATGAGTTTCACATTCAATAATCTAAACCTCAAGAACATTGAGGTATCTAATGGTGGCAGTATCCTACCTGTTGGCAACCACGTTGTTGAAGTTACCAACGTGAAGGGCGAGACAAAAAAGGGAACTGGCGCACAGCAAGTAGTCGTGTCTATGCAAGAGGTCGATGGTGTACGCACCATCACCGATTGGATTATCGTCCACAATCCTAACCACCCGAAGAACGCAGAGATCGGCTTGTCGCAACTCAAGTCTCTGTGTCATTGGGGCGGCCACCCAGACCCAGATAACCCATTCCCTGATGGAGACCTTTCTGTTCTCAAGGGGTTAATGGTGGGCATCTATGTAAAGGAAGACACCTACAACGGTAAGACCAGCAATAAGGTCGCGTCTTACAAAGACCCAAAGCGCATCAACCCTGAGTTTAACCCAGAAGCAATCAAAAACCCATTAGGTGCGGCGGTTGCTAACCAGATGAACGGAGCCGCAAAGAGCGGCCTCGACGACGACGTTCCCTTTTAGTTGTTGGTGGGGGTAGAGGGGGTGAAAGCCCCCTCTTCTTTATTATGATTAGATCAGTATCAGATAATCAATCACAAATACTGCTAGACATTCTGATGCTGAATGGTCTGTGTAAATTTGATGCCGACATAACCTATGGCAACGGACACTTCTACAAGGTTATACAAGAGCCTAAGTTGAAGTTTGATATAGACCCACAAGTATCTGGCGTTACGCCAGCTTGTAGCACCAACCTACCAATACCAAGTTACTCCCTTCAGTCAGTAGTGTTTGACCCACCGTTTCTTACTTACGTAAGGAACGGACGTAATGGCAATGGGAACATGGTGATGTCTAGGCAGTATGGGGGCTACTGGAGATACGACGAACTTGAGCATCACTACAAAGCCACGCTCACAGAAGTTCACAGAATTTTACAGCCGAAGGGCATCCTTGTATTTAAGTGTCAAGATATAGTGCATAACCATAAACTACACCCAACTCATATAAATATTGTGAACTGGTGTGAAAATACCTTTCGTCTCAAAGACATGTTTATCCTGTCCGCTAGTAGTCGTATGCCAGTACCGCAACAGAAAGGTGTTGCCCGTCGTGTACAAAAACATGCACGTATTTTTCACTCCTACTTTCTTGTATTGGAAAAGCTGAATGGACATAACAAAACTAATTGACGAGTTCTTTGCTAAAGACAAGCGCGAAGAGCCTAGAGCCTACATAGGCGCAAGTTCAGTAGGGCATGACTGCACAGCTATGCTGTCGTTCAGCCACAGGGGATACCCTGACACGCCCCCCGATCCAAAATTAAAACGCATCTTCCGAGACGGACACAGGATAGAGTACGTAGTCATCAGCGATATGGCAAAGGCTGGTGTCCATATCATGGATAAAGACCCCATGACTGGTAAGCAGTGGCGTTATACTGACTACCACGGGAACAGTATGGGAAACGCAGATGGCATCGTCGAGACGGATGATGGCATGGCGATAGTCGAGATTAAGTCTATGAACGATAGTAAGTTCAAAGAGTTCTCCAAGAAGGGTGTCAAGTACAGCCACCCTATGTACTTCGCCCAAATGCAGTACCTGATGGGATTGGCTAGTATGGATAGAGCAGTCCTCGTTAGCTACAACAAGAACACATCTGACTACCACCATGAATGGGTGGACTTCGATATATTTTTCTACAACGCACTGAAGCAAAAGGTTGAGGACATTATCAATGGACTTGGCCAGAAAATTTCTACTGATGAGGCCGACTGGCGATGTCGTGGTTGCTTCAAGCGAGACGCATGTTGGCATGGCGCTGAACCAGAAAGAACCATGCGGACGTGTGGTAACTGCCATGCCTCAACTACTAGCGCAGAGTGGACGTGCGGTAAGGGGTGTACGGATAATTGTTTGGATTGGGTGAGGTACGAACCACATGCCAAAGCGTAGTGGATGGCAAGGCCCGATACCGCCAGAGATAGTTAGCTGTGGCGATATGTGGGTTACGCAGAAATTTAAGAAACTCTGTGTCGAGGCAAGTGATGTCCTGTCTATGCAACAGGGTCAGGCACGGAAGAAAAGAGAGGAAGAACTCAACAGGTCACTTGATGAACTGATAAGGCAGGCGAGGCACATCAATGAGCAAAAAGATAATTAACCTTGAGCATAGCATCACTATGGTCAGGGATAGGATTAAGGATATTGAATGGGAGCTTTCTTACTTTGGGCTGGAGGGGCTGGAAGACGACGTGTCGCACATAATTGAAAGGCGTAAGGCTGTAGACAAGCTACGGCACTTGCAAAAGGAACTACTACAGGCGAGGTTAGGGATGACCAATGAGACCTAAACTTATAGGATTTGCTGGCAGGCTTGGGTCTGGTAAGACGCTGGCCGCCGACCTTTTATGTGCCAAGTATGGCTTTATGAAAGTTAAATTTGCCAAGCCAATCAAGGACATGATGCGTAGCTTGGGACTTGATGACCGTCACATTGAGGGTGAGTTAAAGGACGAGCCTTGTGACATTCTTGATGGGGAGACACCGAGATGGGCGATGCAAAGTCTTGGAACGGAATGGGGACGCTCCCTGATCAGCGAAAACTTATGGCTGAACAGGTGGAAAAGGATCGTCGAAGAGAACCTCAATTTGAACAACAACGTAGTGGTAGACGACTTGAGGTTTCCGAACGAATTAAAAGCGGTGCAGGAGTTGAGCGGCCAGGTGATCGTGTTGCTTCGCAACGACGAGAAAGAAGGGGAACACTCGTCTGAGAACACTATAAACCTAAAGGATATTAGGGCTGATCTTGTTATTGATAATAAAAATTGGGATGCGGTAGAGCTAACTAGGGCTATAGATAGTTGGTGGCTGTCTAATAACCTATGAGTTTCTTGCCGATAGCAAAGCTACTACGAAAATAAATAGCGCGACTGATCCGACTATCAATGTTGCCGCAATAGCTATTACTTCAAGCATCTGCTGACGTTTTCTTTTAGCGGCAAGAGCATCCTCTTGTCGCTTCTTTCTTATATCTGCCCGTAGTCTTACTAACTCTTGCCAAGCCCCCATACCACGAGAGTAGAGGATGATCTCTCGCAACTGGTTCTCTAAGTCCTCTGCTTTCTTCTTGGCCATGAAGGTGTCAAGAGCCTCCTCCTCGACACTGCGGAAGACGCTGGACTTTTTCTTGTTGTGTTGATGGGTGATTTCGTCGATGGAGTTCCAGAGCGTACCAATCTCTTTGGCCAAAGAGGTGATCTCTTTGCCTGCGGCTACGCCTGCTTTTAATGCGCTGAAAGCCGCAACAGCGGCTGTGACTGGCTCCATACCATTTTCCTACCCTAGCTTTTTTTTGCCACTTACTGGCTCACAGGTTTTCTTTTGCTTTCCCCTGCTAACGTACTTGGCAATGTGCATTGTCCTGTTACTACTCAGGCGTTGGTCTGGCTTTGCGAAAGACTTTGCCGCGTCTCTATAAAGCTCCTGCTTACACTTGCTATCCATTATGCCCTCCTAGTCTTTTTAGTAGTTTTCTTTTTAGATGACGCTGACGCCTTGCGAAAAGCCGCATCTGTCGGCGCACCTTGCTGGCCTTTCTTCCGCATCTTTTTACCCGAAGCACGTCTTGCACGAATGTTATCCCAAAGACCTCTTGTCATTATGCGCCTCGTTTGATTGCGGCTGGCGACTTACGAATAGACAGCTTTCCCTTGTTCAGTATGCAGGGGCATGGTTTTGCCAGCATGTTCCCGTACTGACCACCCTTCGCATAATGTGTTGGCCTTTCAGCCTTGCTAACATTACCGACTGACCGTGTTCCTTTTATGCCGTGCATTAGTCACCCCATATCTCAAAGTGCGGAGCGTCAATAAACGGACGCTTACCCTCTGCCCTACGGACATCAATATAACTCGAAGCCGCCCACTCCATCGTCCCGTCAAACTCTGCGATGTTGGCGATGTGCCATGCACCGCCCCAGCGAATTGGAACCTTCACCTTCTTCGCCGCCTTCTTCATTGCGTCGGCGATGTTGTCGTAGAGATTAAGTTCCCATGAGCCACGAGAGCCTATGTACGCCATGAGGTCTACGGCCTTGCCCTCCAAGTGCTTGGACTTCATGGTCTGTGACGCACCCTTTTTAACAAGCTCTGCCTGCTCTTCTTCTGTTCGTAGTCCGCAGATTACCCCGAAGTCTATGTCGGTGTGCTTGATTGCTGTAAGCACAACTAGCTTCAGGCGCTCGTCTACGCCCTCTAGTTTGTTGAGACTACGTTCAGATAACTTGAAGTCACTCATCCTTCATGTTCTTCCTGGCTACGCCTTTAGATTTTTCCCAGCTTCTCATGCCGCCGAGACCCAGTAACGCAAGGGTTAGGCTCATCAGTTCTCCTGATTGCAGTTGTTCAAACTCTGGCATTGGAATATCTGGAGCAAACACAGCCGTACCCCACTCAGCCAGTGGGAGGATGAAGAAGTTAGTTAGTAGTCCGAGCGCACATATCCACATGATGGCTGGCCTAGCTCCAGCCACGAACATGGATGCGTGCTTGGCTTGCGCTACGTTAGCTTCGACCTGAGACATCGCGGCTTCGTGGGCATGTTTTTGTGCCATCGTCGCTATGTCGTGCGCCAACTTCTGCTTGGTGTCAGCGTCTGGTATGAACTTATCCAGTAAACTACTTACTGGCCCTATTAGTGCAGATAACATCTGTCTCTCCTGTTTCTCCATTGCAACACTCTGAGATGTAGAGATTGCAAACTTGACATTGCACATGCCCATGCACTTCCACTGGCGGTAGATTGCAGTAGCATCGTGGACACTGGTTGTTATCCAGCTTATTTTGTATTGGCCCCTTTTCCTTCATGCCCTACCCATATTCCGAAAACGCCTGTGTAAACGCCCATGATAACGCTACAGAAAGCACTCTGACTTGCGCTTGGATCTTCCAATGACATGAACCACTCAGCACAACGCCATGACATGGCAGTGCTGGTCAGCATCATTAGTCTTGGTAGTAGGTTGAGCGCGAGCAGGCGCTTCATTCTATCACTCACGACAACCTCCCTCTTACTAAGGGGATGCACTTGTATGAGACTGGTACGTATGGTGGCATGTGCTTGTGGACGAGCGGCCCCATTTCGTAGATGCGTTCCACACATTTCTCTTGAGTTTTGTAGGGGCCGAGCTGGTCGTGCAGTTCTATGCACTCTGTTTCACCGCCTATAACGCACGCTAGTAGTACGGCCTTCCACATCATCAGAAGCCGTCCTTACCGAATCCACTTGAGCCAAAGCCAGCGTTGAACTTGCTTGACTGCTTCCTCTTGCTACCAGCTTCTCCAGCAACAGCATCAACAACGCTTTCCTTGAAGCCTCGTATACCTCCAGCAATGGGAACCCTACCCATCACGGAACGGACAGCCTCACGGCGACGAGCGTTCTTCCCTTCAGGGTCGTTGATGTACCCAGCGGGGCCAGCGATGAGGACATCATAAGCATCTTCGGCTACGCCTACTGATGGGCCTAGTATAGCGCCTGCGAAACGAACCTTGCCGTAAGCCCCGTTGTCAGCCTGCTCTGCGGTGTTGTATAAGAGTTCTGCAAACAGACCCAAGCCGCCAATAGCAAGCAGTCCTTCAAAGTAGTTGCCAGCTATTTCGTCAGTCATGCTGTCTTCTTCGACGCCGACGCCTTTAGCCAGCCACCCGAAGGAGGTGTCAGTAAACCGACGCTCTCTTAATGCACGCTGTTCGTTGTCTTCACCGCCGCGAGCCTGTACGTGGTCTTTCGCCGCCGCACTCATCCAGCCCATACCTACGCCAGCAGTGGCCAAGTACATCGCTGGGTATGGGTTCCCGCTGACGCCTTCGTCGATGACGTACTTACCCATCCGAGCCATCATCAACTGGAAGCTCTTAAGCTGGAAGAACATGGAACCCCAAGGCGTCTGCGCCCAGATAGGTATGTCGTTAGGGTTCGGTGTAAAGATGGCTTCGTTAGTGAAGCGCAGTAAGGCATAACGCAAGGCCTTGTTTGCCTGCATGTCGCTGTCACGAATGTCTGTAAGCTCTGGCGACTTGATGTCCAAGAAGTCGGTGGACGCACCTTCCCCTGTCAAACCATATCGTGTCAGGAACCTTACTGCTGTCTTGTAAGATTTGCTGTCGTATTTACCAGCAGTGGCGAGCCTTCTTGCTCTCTGTATCTCAGACTTGAAAGCCTCAAACCCCACGATGCCAGCAACTTCCCTGTTCATATTTGTCCAGGGAGTTAGTAGTGTGAAGTTGAAGAAGCTGTTTTGTAGCTTCTGCGAACCCTCGCCAGCCATCTGAACCATACGGTCGTGCAACAAGTTCTCAATACCGACACCGATGTTCTTGGCGGCGGCACGATAAGATGGGTCTCCGTAGTATTTCTTCTGAGCCGATAGAAATGCCTTCATGTTTCCAGAGCGGATCAGAGGCAGAACCTTGTCGCCAAGAGATGTTAGCGTCGTAAAGCCAAGCAGAGATATAGAGTTAAACGCTTTGACGTTTCTTGACACTCTGTATGCGACTTGGTTTTCAGAGAACTTCTTGAGCGGCCTTTTGTTCAGAACATCCACCATATCTTCAGCCAGCTTCTTGGCGGTGGCTGAGATAGAGCCGTCAGGGAAGTCCTTAAGACCGTTGACAATGCTGTCGATTCTTATGTTCAGGTTGGCATCGCCCTGATCAGCAGGGTCGTAGTGAGACAACAACATTCTCTTTACTTCATCAACTGTATGCTCTTTTGTCTTGAGCATTTTCTTAGCTGTTTCTACTAACTCTGTTGTCTGGTCTTCCGAGAGTTTCAACGCTGGTATTAGCATCTGCTCAATAGGCGCTTCTTCTTGGTACTGTCTGTAACGATAGACCACCTTCTTATTGGACATGAGGGTTTTAACAGCACCCTTAACGCCAGTTTCAGCTACAGACATGTATGATGAGAAGCCATGCCCGCCCACGCCAAACTTTCCAGTCAGCGCAATCTTACGTGTTGTGCTGTCGAAGTAACGAGACACGAGACCCTCTAAGTCGTTGACCAAGAATGTGTCCATGAAGTCGTACTGCTCTGGCTGTAAGTTGATCACGCGATTGTAGAACGGGTCGCCGACGGCACGACGTATTACGTCGTCTCCGTAAACTTCGCCGTCACTGTCGAGCAAGCCGTTTATGAAATCCTCAGACTTTCTGTGCGCGGCATTAGCGTCAAGAGATGCGTCCTCAAAGTCTGGGCGACGGCTTTCCTCAAAGAAGAACTGTGCAAAAGCCTTCTTTGCTTTCGATGGGTTCTGTCTGATTAGCTCTATGTCCCATTGCTGTGGCACATAGTAGTCTCCAGGCCCACGACGAGCGTCACCAACTGGTATTCCAAGCTCAACCATGCGTTCGCGTTCTGCCTCAAACGCAGATATAAGCTGACGAGCGGCACGCTGTTCTTTTATAGACAGCTTCCGCACTTCACTCTCGCCTCTACGGATTGCATCAATGATGCGTTTGTGAGACTGAGGCTGTGCTTGTAAATCAACGCCAGATGTTACTCTGTTAGGTAAGAAAGCCAGTGACTTTCTACCCCAACGCCTCGCCCAGCCTTTGTTGTCATCAAGCTCTTTGAGCAAGTTGAACACAGGCATAACCTTGTCTGACAGATCAACGTCGTGACGCTCATATATCCCAACGCCATTTGCTGGCTTTATGTAGTCGCCCATCCACTTAGCGCCGTAGTCTCTCAAGCGCTGGCTGTTCTCTCTAAACCACCCAAAGATTGATGAGTTCTTTTTAACGGCATCAACGTCTTGGTCAGTGAGAGGTTCTTTTCTCACCATTCTACGGATAGGTGCAACAAGGTCTGGAACTCCAGCTTCCTGTAGCTGGCGGCTCACGCCAACCATGTCGTCAAGGTTGATTGCTCTTTCATTGAACATCATACCTTCAAGTGCGTTGCCTGTCGTAGCCAATGTCCCAGGCTCCCCAAGCACACTGTAGTACATTCCACGACGATCACTGTCGTAGAAGTCAGCGTCTACATGCTTCATGTGGTTGGGGTCGAACGTGATTATTTCGGACAACTCTGAACGACCAGCGGCTTCCCCAATAAGTCCTTCATACCCCTGCTCTTTCAGGAATTGTGCAAACCGTTTGCGTCCATAAACCCTGTCAGCGGCTCTTAAGCCATTTGCTTTCCCCCATTCTGCGTATGTACTTGGGTCGCTCATAGCACCAGTAATTAGTTCGTAGAAATCCAAGCCATCCACCTCGCCCTGGCGTAAGTAGTCGGCTATAAACTGGTGTTGTTCCTCAGAGATGAACCCGCGCTTTTGTGCCGTGACCAGCATTGGCTGTATGTCTGAAGGCTCGCCAGTGCTGTAGCTAAACATTTTATTTTCTCTAATGTCGAAATGGTTTTTACGGCGTGTGAACATTGGTATTACGCCAGCCATCTTCTTATTACCCGTTAGGCGAGCAAAGGCTTCTTTCGCGCTCTCTAGCTTCGCGTTCAAATGCGCGATTTGATCCATAGCCTTGTCGGGGTTGTTTCCTACTCTTGAGAGCCACTCAAAATGTTCGAGATATTTGTTGGCCTCTTCTATCTGCTTGATAAGACCTTCTGCTACCTCCAGCTTTTCACCCTCTAGGTTGCTTGCCAGCCTACGGTAAGCCTCAATAGGTGTCCTGTCGGTGTAGCCAGCGGCATAGCTATAGTTGGTAGATGTGTATGAGCCTGGCCCAAACTGCCCATCTTCGCTTGGAATCAAATAGACATCTGGGTTACGCGCCCTGTCGAACTGATCCATGACTGGCGTTCCGTGATAGGTAACGAAGTCTGCTAAGTCGTCGTCGATGTCAGCGCCTAAGAACTCACGCAACATAAGCTGTTTTTCACGGCTCATGCTGTTGATAACTTCACGAACGTAAGGCCGAGCCATAGATGGGCTGACTGTTGGGTACTCGTAGGTAGAGACAGATGTTTTTATAGGCGTGCTTGCACGCTTATATGTGAACATATCGCCATGATAGAGCATCTGGCGGTACTGCTGACGTATGGTCTGGCGTCCAATAAGACCGTTCAGTACATAAGCAACGTACTCATACAGCCTGTCTGCCATCTGCGAGAGATACCCTTTAACGGTTAGCTGAGAGAAGGAACCGTCGCCGTGACGCACGTCGTATATGTTTCCTTTTGCAACACGCTCAGTCATCCACTTACCGAAACCGTCTACAAACCACTCTTCTGCGATGTCTGTGTCTTTGTAGTTGTCGATGCGCGAATACTTTTCTGCAATGTCGAGAGCGGCTTTGTCACCTTTCTGGAGTGCTTCGTTGTAGCCCTGAAGCATGTGGTCTCTGTCAGCGCTATCAAATGTTGCACGGCTAACCATGTGGCCAATTTCGTGCATGACATCTATTGGGTCTGCGTTTCCTTGACTGATACCGATAGCAAACTGACGGAGTTGTTTCCGCATCACATTGAATGGCTCACCATTCAAGCGTGCAGTCTCAGCAAATCCAGCCTTCGCCCCTGATGGCATAGGCTCACCAGACAGCTTGAATAGATCTTCGGCAGTCATAAATGTTGTATTGTTTTCAACAAGATCTGTGGCTGTTCTGCCCATCATGTTGAGCATACGATACAACATGGTACGTGCTGTGTACTCAACCTTCTTATCGCGGTGCGTGATCTTACCAAGAACTTCCTTGATCGCCACAGGGGCGTCACCAGGAATACCGTTCTCCATGTCTGGGGTGCTACGTTGCCGAGCCTCAATATCAACGGCGCGGCCAACCACGCTCGTCTTAACTGGTAGCGGGTTCTTACGGATCGTGACGACGAAGTTGATGGCGGCTTCTGCGAGATCGTAGTCACCTTCTTCCAGAGCTTTATTGAACCGAACAATCGCGTCTGCGCCATTGTCCTCAATATCCACTTCCTTGAGGAACTTAGCTATCGACGGAGTTATCCGTATTTCGTAGTTGTCAGGCATGGCTTTTGCCCTGCTCCACAACTCTTGCTTTAACTCTCTGTTTTGTGGTGTATCGTCTCTGTTATCAGCCAGACGCTTTAGAATTTCCTTAGTGTGCATCTCTTTAGGAGAGCGTGTGACTACTGGGTTCACGTCAGGAACTGATGCGTTACCGAACACTTCAGATTCTGCTGTGTTTATTGACTGCGCCACTTTAACGGCTAGGTCTTTTGCCTTCTTCTCTACCCGCTTTACATACTTCTGGGCTACTAAGTTGCCGCCCTTGTAGACACGACCAGCCTTATCGACTTGTGGCGCAAGACCGTCAGTGTTTCTAAAGTTCGTATTGTAGATACGGACAAACTCATCAATGCCGTTATCAAGGGCAATGATCATGTCGTTAGCTTGCTGAACCATTAGGGCAGATAGCTTACCGTCTGCGTCTGTCTTCTCTGATATAGAGCGAAGAATAGCGGCTTCTGTTTCAAACGAGCTTGCTAATGTGCCGCTGTTGTCGCTCATGTTTGCGACGACTTCTTCTGGTATAGACATCAGGCCGCCATCTTCCTGAGTGGCGATAAGCCGCGCCAGTTCTGCATTGATCTCTTGGTCTGTGAGGTCTGATGCGTCTAGCTTGTTTAATGCCCCAGAGAAGCTCTCGTCGTTCAGGAACCGCATGATGCGGTATGACTGAGCAAGCATACGACCACGAGCAATGCGGCTGGACATGTACTTGAATGGCTTAACCACCTTCCCGTTAGGGAGTGTGATGTCAGTCTTACTTCCGTCGTATAGTGGCTTGCCGTTCTTGTAGCTGTCTAGCATTGTGACACGCACGCCGCCCTCGACTACGTTGCCGTTGATGTCTGTACGACTAGCGTGCGTCTTTTCACCTGGACGACCACCAAACTTGCCGTAGACTTTCTTAGCCGCACGCTCAAGTACGTCGGCAAGGATGCGTGCATCGTGGCCTACCGCACCACCCACACGCAACGCCTCTTCAAGTTCAATCTGAACTTCGCGCAAATCATGTAGCTGTTTAGCCGCCATACGTGCGGCAGATGTACCCTCACCCTTAACTGTAAGAGCCTCAAACTGGTTCTTAAGTGGCCGACCAGCGGACACGCTGTCAGCGGCAATGTCTGGGTCTGGCATAATGCGGTCAAACATTTCGACCAGTTGCTCATCCAGAGGGCCATCCATTCCAAGCAGACGACGAACCAAGGCTTCCGCCTTTCTGCCAACGTCTCTGAACAGGCGGGTAAGTAGGCTACCCTGCGCCGCTTGGCGACGGTTTGCTACGTAGATAGCGAACTGGTTAGCGAAGAACTCTGATGGGCTACGCATTTCAGATGAGCTAATACCAGGAAGTCTCTTCTTCAGTGCGGCCACATCAGCGCCTTCAGCGCCTACGTAACCGCGTGCAATCTTCCAGAACTCCATACGCTCTGCTGGTGTCAGCATGTTCATGTATGCCCAATGAGCCATCTCATGGGCAAAGTTAAGAGCGTCTGTCTGTTTGTTTGACCTACCAATAAGGATGGTGTTGCTCTGCTGGTCAGTGGCCATGTGGCGGCCTGGCTGTTTGAAAGCGTAGTTATCTGCTTTGTCGAATACAGGCATTGCGCTTTCTAGCATTGCGCCCTGTCTGTTTTCTGAGCCAGAGATCATGTTGAAGATCGTCAGTATCTCTGAGATCTCCTTGCTATCCTTTCCAGAGAGCGCTTCGTTTAACTGCTTGTAAGACTGGACACGAGATTGGTTCGGTAGCTTGACGCCGTTAGGCGCAAACTTAGCGATAGCTTCGTAGCCAGCCTCTAAGGCTGAAGTGAACTGATCGAACTCTTCCAGGCTCTTGAACTTGCTCCACTCTACGTCTTCCATGTCGGCTACGTAGCGCTGTAAGTCGCCGACAGTTCGCACGCTTTCAGGCAACCCAAGTTGCTTAAGTAGTGGTGGGGTGTTCTCGTCCGTTAGATCTATATTGTCCAGTTCCTTGAGGTTTACTGCGCGGTTCTCCCTTGAACGGGGAGAGCTTTCAAGGCCAAGAACCTCTGCTGGCACAAGGCTTTCTGTCTCACCAGCCTGCCGTCCTGTCATACGTTGGCCGCCAAAAGCTATAAATTCTTGGTCTGGGTCAAGTGGACGGAATGTCTTGATGGCCGCAACAGTCCCTGACTTTACGGGTGCGCCACGAGCATCAAGATGGTTGACTGTGCCGATAACGAATTGGTTAGGCTTAAGGTTGCCGCTGATCTGACGCAGATCTGTTTGTGGTGGCGCACCTTTTTTGCTGGTCATGTTAAGAACACGGACAGCCTTGTTCTTGCCGTAATCTGGGTGCTTCGGATCAATGATTTGCAAAGACAAAATCTTGTCTTCTGGTAGCAAGTCTTGTGTAAGGCCAGTACGAACAGGAATTTGCTCCGTAGCCCCTGTGATTGGGTCATACGACGTTACCGTCAGGGGTGCATCTTCGGAGCCAGCGTAGCGCTGAGTGTTGTGGTAGTCAGGTATCTCAGTCGGCAACGTAGCTGTAGAGCGTTCTTCAACCACTCCCTTTGAAGAAAGAACTTCATCAAGTTCTTTCTTCACAGACTTGGCGAGTTTCTTGTAAAGCTCACTACGAGTGAACGCCATGTCTGATGTAACAGTGTCGCCGTTACGGCGAATGATTTGGTAGGCTTTCTTGCCGTCCTCATCTACGAACTCCTCTGTTGTTACCTCTAGCTGATCTACGGTTGTTGTCTGA